TACCGCCTTTTCCTGACATAGTTGCTAGAAAGGTGTTGATCGACACGCTAAATACCTATGTTGGTCCAACTATATTTATGGCATACTCTGGATTGTATAAACCCATCAATCCTGGCAAGTATCGTGGCAATCCAACTCGTGTTATCTATAGATCGTTATGGGAACGAAAGTTCATGGTGTTCTGTGATAACAACCCCTCAATAATAGAGTGGGGGAGCGAAGAGGTAATCATTCCCTATCGTGCTCCCGATGGTAGAGTGAGGAGATACTTTCCAGACTTTTATATCAAGGTTCGTGAAAAGACTGGTGCTATCACCAAATATATTATTGAGATTAAACCCAAGAAACAAACTACACCCCCGAATGACAAAAACAAAAAAACTGCTGCCTATCGTAATGCTGCTCTGACATACGCAAAGAACTACGCAAAGTGGTCCGCTGCGCGTGAGTATTGTGAAGACAGGCAGATGAACTTCTTAATACTTACCGAAGATCACTTAGGAGTATAACAATGGCAACAGGATTTGCCGCTATTCAGCGAAACACAGTCAATAAGGACCCTGGATATAAAACACTCTTTGAAAGAGTAAATGCTGCTACTGGGGGAGAGAAGAAGTCGCTCTCCTGGTATAGATCAGCAGTCAAAGCAGAAGCAAGCAAATACAAAAAGAACTTCAACAAATACATCATGGACGAACGCAAAGATCGTGCTGGTGCTGCTAAAGAACAAGATAAGAATGAACTGCGTAGATATACAGTAGCAGGTCATCTGTATATGTTTGAGTATAAGGCAAAGATGAAGTGGTTGCCTTACTATGACAGATTTCCTCTAGTATATGTCATCAAAGCACCAGGCAAGGATGAATTCTGGGGTGCTAACCTACACTACCTCTCTCCAAAGAAGAGATTGATTGTCACAAAGAAACTAATACAAGGCAGAGTTGACATACCTAGGATATGTTTCCATAAATATCTATCAGCACATGTAGAAGGACTATATCTTGACCTTGCTGCTGATGAATGGGACACTGCCATTCTTCTGCCAACAGAGGATTACGTGAAAACTGTTAATGGTGTTCCCTTTCCTATAGATAGACAAATCGTATGGGAAGAAACTGATGAGAAGTTCTACGATAAAATCATAGGTCAAAGAATGATCAAAGGTTACGGCACCAAACAATCTAAGGAGATGTCCAAGTAATGGCCGAAGAAAATTCACCAACACCATCATTTACTGTGAAACCTGGGGAATATAAGGAAGGTGATTACTTTTATTCTAACGGAAAAACATATGTTTATCAATATGTTCTTCCAGGAGGTAAGGGAAATGAGCTCCTAAAACCTGGAAATGTTAGCAGTGATAATCCATTTGGATGGCCAGGTAAATTTGTTGAAGTTCCTAGTGGAGTTTCTACTCCTCAAAATCCACTCACATTGCCCTCACCAGGGTCAAGTGATGCGTTATTTACTACAATTCCTGACACAAAAAGAATTGTCAATCCTCCCGTTGGGTTTCTTGCTCAAATACAAACTGGAACTCCCTTAGAAGCGATGGCTGGCATTGATGAAATGCTAAATCCATCAAAAATTACTTTATCAGCAATTGGACCTGCTACAAGACCAACAGAAGGTCAAGCTGCTTATAGATATCCAATGGCAGATGGTTCTCAAGGTGGCATAGCAGAAGATGCTGACTATGTGCTATTCAATTTTTACGATTACGCACCTCCATACGGAAAAAATTCTGGGACTGGTCCAACAAGAGACTACAACCAAGCAAATGAATACACACAAGTAACAGCAGGTTATGTGCCAATTCTAATGTACATGCCAGAAGATATTTCCACTGGATTTACCGCACAATGGAATGGCAAATCTACAAGCACACTTGGAGCAGATGCTCTAAGAGCATTATCCAGAGAAGGTCTTGGAAATAAAACTAGCGCCGCAATAGGTGCTTTGACAAGTGCTGTTGAAAGAACTGGTCCTCTTGCTGGAGCATTTGCCACACAAGCAGCAATGTCCAAACTTTCTGGTGATAGTTTCTCTTTGGATGATATCTTTGGTGGTATTTCTGGTGCTATTCTAAACCCAAATACAGAATTGTTATTCAACGGCATTCAGTTGAGAAGTTTCTCTCTTAGTTTCAAACTAGTTCCAAGACATCTCAAAGAAGCAGCAGAAATCAATAACATTATAAAACAATTCAAGAAAGCAACTCTTCCAACTAAAAGTCCAGGATCAGCAGTTTTAGGATTCAATAAAAGTGGAACTAATAAAGGGATCAATGCTGGATTTATTGGTGTTCCTAAACTTGTTAGGGTTGCTTTTATGCATGGTCCAGCAGAACATAAAGTCTTGCCTAGATTTAAAATGTGTGCTATCACAAACGTTGATATAAATTATACCCCAGATGGAGCATATGCTACATATGATCAAGCAGAAGGACAACCAGTTGCTATTAGTTTAGATATTGGATTCCAAGAAACAAAAATTTGTTTCTCAGACGAAATAGATCTAGGAGATGTAAGATAAAATGTATTTCTCAATTGTTCCAAATATCTCATACGACGAGAAACCAATTAGTTATCCTTTCTCAGAATCGGATTTTGTAACTGCGAAAAACTTCTTTCGTAGATATAAAGTAAACGATGATATCTTTTCAAACATCGTATTCTTTACAAAATATTCAATTCAGGATGGAGAACGTGCTGATGCTTTAGCAGATAAACTATACGGCAATCAATTTTATGATTGGGTCATCCTTCTTGTCAATAACATGGTCAACGCACAGTATGATTGGCCAATGTCAAACTATCAAATTCATAAAGTATTAGAGAGCGAATACGAAGATCCATATGTAACTATTCACCATTACGAAACCGATGCTATCGGTCAATTTCCTGCTGGATTACATGTTGATGCTCAATTTTATAATTCTACGCACAAAATCAATATCAATAGCAGTATTGTGACAAAAAATGGTAACGAGATTTGTCGTCCCGTTACCATTGCTGAGTGGTTTACTGCTGAAAATGAGAAGAAGAGAGAAATTTATCTTCTCAAACCAGTATATCTTCAATCATTTGTAGATGATTTCAGAAAACAAAACCTCTATAAAAAATCTGGAAACTATATCAACCAGAGACTAAAGGCAACTGGTTGATCTTTTTCAGTCAATTTTTGGCGGAAAAATTTTTTCCAGATTTATGTAATCGTCAATCGAATTTTGAAATAATACGCTCACAATATTCAGTGTTTTGCTTACAGAATTCTGTGACATAACTGTCAACATCTGTGCTCATGGTATAGTGTGCGTGAGTGTGTAACAATTCAATCATCGCCAAGAACCCAACACACAGGGCTACGAAGTGGCATATAGGACTTGTGGCACAGCATATCAGGTTCTTTTTGATGTTCATCAGTCTTCTTCAGCAAGACGAGCGAAGTAAGACAGAGCATCGTCATCATCAACGACTGCCTCTTCCTTCACAGGAGAGGGAGCAGCAGAGACACGAGAGCGGAACGACGAGGGTTCAGGAGCAGCAACAGGCTCATACTCTTCGTCATCAACGCTAGGAACAGCAGTGCGCTGGGTGATACCAAGCACCATGTTCAGGCGACGCTCAAGATCCTCATAGGACTTGAACTGGTCTTTGTTAGTGAACGCTTCCAGAGAGTGCTCAGACTTCCAGATGCCTTCCAGTTCATCATCGTCTGCGCTGAGAGCAGAGACACTATCGAACTCGGAACTATCGTAGTTCCAGTAACCAGCAACCTTCTTGATCTTCAGTTTGAAGTTAGCACCTTCCCAAAGATCAAAGACATTCACGGGGTCTTCATCTTGAAACTCAGGTTGCATCGCAGCAAGGATCTTATCATGGATCTTCTTGCCATACTTATAGAGGAACACCTTGCCCTCGTTCTCAGGGTTCTTAGGATCCTTCACGACAAGGATGTTGCTGTAATACTGGAGCTTACGCTTCTGCTTACGAGCAGTCTCTTTGTCTTCATCACTACCGCTGTTCC